TTATCCCCCACCATGGCCATTGTTGGTCCTGTGACCATACCACCCTCAGCAAAGGATGGCACAATAGTTTCAAACAATACTGCAGCAGCCAGTCCAGCTCCTGCAGCAGCCAGAATATTCCATGGAAATGCCACCTCCTCCAGGGCTGATGCCACTGCTGCTCCGATCCCCCGGATCATGGCTGCACCCAGCATATCCCTGGCTGCATTCAGTGATGCTTTGGCCACAGATTCAAAACTGGCCTCCTCCTGCTTAGCTGCATAGACTGCTGCCATGGCTGTGGTTTCAAACATCCCAGAGACCAGCTGCTCCCTGTCAATAATTTCATCAAGTGCGTTTCCTAATAACTCAACCTTATTGGTGGTATAGTCTGCTGCATTACCAAACTCAGCCACCCCCAAAGATGCCATGGACATGGACTCCGGGATCTTATCCATTGCGACCCCCAGCCCCACTGTCGAGTCAGCCAATTTAACAACCGGCTCTGGTTCAAATGAGGTTTCTATGATCTCCCCCAGGGAATTGGTGAGGATCCCCATCTCCAGGAGGTTTGCCCTCATGATCACCATCTCAGCCGCCCAGGCTGCCTGCTGTCTTTCTGTAGATGCTTTTATCCTGATGGCATCCTCCTCATCCTGCCTATCTTTTAATTTCTTCCACTCACCATATTTCTCCCTCCAGATATCAATGAACTTTTGACCATAGCTTTCAACATAGGCCAGCTGGTCCTCATAATTTGCTCCGGAGGCAATCTGATCATCAATCTCCCCCACTATTCTGGCAGTCCTTTTGAACTCGGCATTTAGTATGGCAGCCTCTGACTGGGCACCGGATAGGCCCATATGTCCAAATAGTGCTATGAATTTTTCAGCAGCTGTGGATCCTGTCTGTGAGGCAATGGCAATGGTTTTGAGCAGTTCAGCTAATTTACCGGTCATTCTCTCAGCCTGGTCTGCTCCTCCCCTCAGTGCTGGGTTTAGAATTATTGCCAGGTTCTCACCCATGCTCCGGATATTTCCCCCGGTCTTTGCCATAGTAACCACCAGGGAGTCCTGTGCTGTATTAAATGCCTCCTGTGCATCGGTTGACTTCCGGGTGATCAGATCCATTGTGATCTGTGCTTTTGCCTGGGCCAGGGCTTCACCGGTTAGTTTTTTCATTCCCTTTGCTGCCAGCTCCAGCTGGATCTCCTGCTCACTGATGGCAATACCCAGACTCTTGAGCTGTTCCCTCTCACCCAGCATGGCCTTAGCAAAGATATCCCCCACCTCTTTGGCTGAATACATCCCACCGGTCCAGGTGGACAGGGCACCGGACAGCCCCATCAGCTCCTTTGTCATTCCGGTTGCCTCTTTACGTGCAAACCCTATTGGGATGAGCAGGTCCTGGATCCCTGCTGCAGCATTCATGAACTCAGTTTTTGTCAGGCCCATGGAGGAGGCTGTATCATCAGCCATGCCCTCAACCTCTTTGCGATATAAACCAAATACAGCGGTGGCCTTTATACTCATCAGGTCCAGGCTTTTGCCTATGTTCAACAGTGCCTTAATGCCCTTTGCCACAGCAGCCACCACCACACCAGCCATCACCCCTTTCACCACGTTGCCCATATCCTTGATGGACTTACCGGTCTTTTTGGTGTCAGCCCTGGTGGCCTTCATTTTCTTTTTGAAGTCCTTATTATCTGCTGAGATAACAGCCTTTATCCTGGTGACTATGTTTCCGAATGCTCCCATACTATTTATCTAAACCCCATGCATGAATTGCCTTGTGATATTCTTCGTATTTATCTGCATCCCATTCCAGCTTTTGTTTTCCCATCTTATCGATGGCCAGTGGCATCATCTTGTGGGGCCTCTTGTGGGGCTGCTTTTTAGGATTTCGGTGCATGTTGTAAATCATGGCCACCACTGTCCTGGTCCGATCCCACTCCCTGTCCTGCCTGATCCAGTACCCGTTGATTGTTCTCCAGAGATCTGCCCAGGTCATTCTTAGCATCACCCCTTTGTCCATGCCCACCTCACCCAGGCACAGGTCCATCAATTCTGCTGCACCGAATCTTTGACTTTTTTTGATCCATCAGCCTCCCCTGCCTGGTTCCTTGCTTTCTGATAGCTGGAGACCAGACCCCCTATCTCTTTGGACTTCTGAATAGTTCGCATGATATCCAGCCGGTCCTGATAAAGGATCCCCTTGCCCCACCTCACACACTCCTCAATCTCCAGTTTGGGCCTCCTGTTTTTCAATGCCTGGTGACTCAGGTAGCCACCATACAGCATCCATGCCAGGTACTCCTCTGGCTCCATGTTCTCAAGGTCCGTAAAATCCAGGTCGCTATTCCTGGACACCAGCAGCATACAGTAAGTATCAAATAACAGCTCCAGCTTTTTAAATATAACTGGCCTCACCCATTTCATTATGGGTGTCCGATTAAAGAGGTTTGTTTTTACCTCTATATATCCATCCTCCTGAGTCATATCCTAAAAATTAAGCTGATGCTGCACCCTCAGTGATACCAGCTGATCCCTGGACCTCTCCGGAGTAACTTGCTGTCTCATTCTTTGGACCGCTGAGATCCACAGAGGTGAGATATCCAGCCCCGGAAAAATAGGCAGATCCAGTTACAGTGCTGCCCCAGTACACATCCAGTGTTGTTCCAGCTGTGATGTAACCCAGACCCTCACTGAATCCCTCAGTTACTTCATCATCATCATACAGTGACTCAAAACTCATCCCCCATCCGTATTCACCGGGGATAAATTCCTTTGCACCACCTGAGTCCTTGCTGGTTGCCTCCAGCATATCCTTAGATGCATTGAAACTGTTGCTCAAAAGAGCTCCGATCTGCACACCAGCAATTTTCATCACCAGTATGTCTCCATTTTTTGCGCTCATAGTTTACTTTTTAATTGGTTTAATTAATCCTCTTTTAAATTCCCTGGATGAATCCTTGACTTTACGTGCAGTCACCAGGATCTCATCTCCTTTTTTGTGACCATCAAAAGGCTTTAATACCCTGACCGCGATCATCTCATCTGTTTTGTTTTGCTTTTTAGCCATGTCAGTTCTGTTGAATTATGAATTTATAAATGATAATTTTCCGAAATACCACCCCCTGTGAATCCAGCTCATAAGGCATCAGCTCAACACTGTCCACCTTACCCAGGATCATGGTGAAGTTTGTAAGGCTCAATGTCTGATCAATCAGCTGGCATACTGAGCTGGAGATGGCATTCACCGGCACCTGAGTGCCCTGCTTTTTACTACTGAAAAACGTGTCCACATAAACCTCCACTGTGCCCTCATTGATATTTGAATCCTTTGAATTATTCTGGCTCATACTAGGATCCCCCAGCTGGATCATGTAGTCCCCATCCCTCTCCCCCCACTCAACCATCATGGTGTTGACCGGGATGGTGTCACTGCCATAGGTCACTTTAGTATTCAGAGCTGTGTACAATGCCCCCATCAGTTCATGGCTGGGATCTTTCATCTCTTGTTTTGTTTGGTTGCATCCTCAATCATTTTACCTATACTTTTGGCCAGGTGTGGGGCTTCTTTCTCCATGGCCGGTCTCAGGAATGGCTGGGCCTTGGTCCCTGGGTGTCTCACAAACTTTACCACCATCCTGCCTGACTCATTCCAGAACCTGAATCCTCCACCTGGTTTAAATGCCAGGGCTTTCTTTTTGTTGGGCCTGATAATATGTGCTTTGGATCCAAACTCAACAACACCACCATAGTCAACATTGACTGCAATCTCCCCGGTCAGCTTTGTGACTTTCTCAGTGATGGCCTGCCTGAGCTTTCCAAACTTCACTGGTGCATTTCTCTTTGCCTGGCCACTCACCCTGTATGTGGACCTGGTGATCAGCCGCTGCAGACCCTTGCCCACCACCTCATCATAATTAGCCAGCTCCCTCTGTGCTTTCCGGATCTCCTCTGGTGGTATGGTGATTGAAATATCCATTATCTCTTTTGAGTTGCCAGCACTTTCCACTGGTTGTATTTCTTATCCACATCAATCACTGAATCAATGTACAGCACCTGGCCGGTCTCCACCACCTCCAGGATATCATCCTCAGTCAGGGTCACATCCGGATCATATGCCATACTGATCTCATAGGCTTTGTTTTTTAAAGGGATCCCGTATGACAGGGACTTGCTCACAGATAGTGGTATGATAGCTGCCCATACAGTGGCCACCGTTGCATGTGATCCTGTACGGCCACCCTGTCCATCCCCTGTCAGTGTGGACAGCTGCTGGATGTTCACCTGGTGGTCCATATCCCCCACCCTTACCTGGGTGCCATCACCTCTTTGTTTCAGAGCCATAGGTCTGCAATTTTAAAGGGTGCCAGAGCCTCTTTGGTCCAGTCATACAGTGTGGGCTGGTACACCTCCAGATCATCCCTCTGGTTTGCATCAGTCACAACATGCCTGAGCAGTGCTGATCTGATGGGAGCAGGGAGCTCCACCTGTCCATCCTGATCACCATGGCCAGCCACATACGTTGCCCGGATCCCGGTAACAATTTTGCCAGCTGACTGCCACCTCTTGTAAAGGTTGATTTGTTTAAAGTCCATCCCAGAGATCCAGTAGTCTGTGGCCTCCACCAGGGCATCACTCAGGGTGCCATCCTCATAGACCCTCTTTATGGATGTAATGCTCCTGATAGGTCCAAATGGCAGATCCAGCTGCCCCCCCGGGATCTGCTGCCAGTTGACTGTGATAGTTTTCCCAATGAATGACCGGCCCGTCCACTGCTCCTGCAGCTGTCTAACAGCCTTGATCAGACCCATGATGGTGCCCTCCTCAGCTGTGCCGGGGATCTTACCATAAGATTTCACATCATTGAATGTCACAGCCTCATTGGCACTCTCTGAATCAATCCTCACCTCTTTGTTCATTTTCTCTGGTCTTTTACTTTCCTGTCAATAGCCTTTTGCATAAGGTCCACCATGGCCTCCATTTGTGGGACAAACAACTCCTCCAGACCCTCAGCCCTTTGCCTGGCCAGGTCTGACCTCTCTTTGTAATAATCCTTATCGGTCAGTAGCTTGGTCAGCTCCTCCTCCCAGGCTTTGGGATCACTCGGATCACAGTAGATACCTGCAGATCCCAGGGATTCTTTGAGCCCTTCCGTGGGTGCTGCAATGGTGGGGATCCCGGAGGCTGCTGCCTCAATGGCTGTACGTCCGAATGACTCATACCTGGATGGCATCAGCAGTACCTTGGTCAGGGCATACTGTTTTTGGATCTGTGGGGTGTTCTCTTTGAACGTCACATTATCCATCTGTTCTTTCTCCTGGTGATCATAGTCACCCCTCACAGCCATGAACTCCACCTCTGGCAGTGCTGCAGCCAGCTGAAAGAATAGATCTGATCCCTTTGGTTTGGAGTGGTTTATCAGTGTGACATACTTTGCCCCTCCCCTGTTGGTTTTGTAATACTTCACCGGACAGGGAGGATAAACCACCACTGAGTCCTTGTGGTCATACCAGGGCACTGATTTGGTATATTCTGAATTGAATACCAGGGCAGACCGGTGTGCAATGTTTTCAATGTGTGTGTACCTGTGGCTGTTGTGCATCAGGAACAGGGCTGGTTTATCCACTACCTTACAGTTGTTTATTGCCTTGCCAGCCTTTACCAGGTGACTGATGATGATATCAGCCCACTCATAACGTTTCCGAACATGGACCCTCTCATACTCAGCCACAATGGGGATGCCTTCAAACTCCTTTGCCCCTGGATCAGGGACTGCTACCAATATCTGATGGCCGTTTGCCTTGAGCCACTTGAGCATATGGTGGAGCATCCATTCAGCTCCTGCATTATGGTTTGGTGGATATCCGTGTACATGAACAAATATTTTCATTTTTTCTCCTCCTGTTTAGTGAATTTATAAATTAACATTTTCTCTCCGAATAGTGAGCCCTCCGGATCTCTGGCTGCTGTGAATCCCATCTCTCTGAAATGCTTTGGCTTCCACAGGCATTTGTGCTCCTCATAGGGATTTCCCTCATAGGCTCCCTGGGGGCAAAATACAGCCGGTGTGGACACTAACAGCACCCCACCGGTGGCAAGCATTGACTTGTATCTGATAAGCTGACCACGGCCCTCTTTGAGCTTTAGATGCTCAATTACATCCATCATGATGATCAGTTCAAATTTGCGGTCTGTGATAAAATCCTGCAGCCTGTTGCGGTGGATCTCATCATAGCACTCCCACAGTGGTCCCTCATATCCCCCCCAGGCTTCGACCCCTACAATCCAGGGGATCCTGCCTATCAGGATCTTTGAGTAGTTCAACACCAGGGCACCATAAATACCATTCCCCAGGCCCAGATCCAGCACCTTGTACGGTCTGGTGTTCTCCAGTTCCTGGACTACATATGGCAACAATGCATGTGATGAAATTGGCATCTTATCTGTTTTAAATAAGGGGACCAGGACCTCTCCCAGTCCCCTCAACCCTAAACACTAAAACCCCAATTCTTATGCAGACCCATTGGCTAGGGCAGCCACAAACGTCCCTGTAAGCAGGGCAGTGGGTCTGTAGATGGCCAGTGCCAGACGTTTCTGAGCCCGTACTGTGACCATCCCCTTGATAAAATTATCCTCATTCTGGTTGCTGAACTCAACAGATAGTTCCTTGCGGAAAAATACCTGTGCAGATTCTCTGGCCAGTACCAGGAATGTTCCGGAAGTCTGTGCAGTGCTCATCACAATAGGCACACCGGCCAGCTGTGGGTTAACCACTCCAAGGATCCAGGGCAGTATGTAGATTCCTGTGCTGCTCTTGGTCAGTGCAATGGCATAAAAATCAGCAGGGTGCAGGAGTACTGCGCTGGGCATATACTCATCATCCACCACTTGTCTGATGGCATCCACAATGACATCAATCCTTTGCACATTGGCATCTGCCAGGTTATCACTGTAGGCAGTGGCATTGGTAATGAGACCGGACAGGTTCTGACCGGATCCGGACCCTGCCAGGATCTGGGTGTCCTCATCATTGTTGAGCTTGGATGGGAGCCTGGCCAGAATATAGCTGGTCATGCCTGCCACATCATCCATCATCTCCTCTGACAGCAGCACATATGCAGTAATTTTCCGCACATTGGCAGTGGCAGCGGTCAGGTCGAAATCACTCTGGTTGAACTCTATGCCCTCAGCGGTCACATCGGTTGCATCAGAGAACGCTGTCTCAGTGATGTATTCAATGGCCGTGGCATTGGTTGTGCCCTGGAGGATCAGATCCCGGATCCTAGCCTTGCGGTCAGGATCAAAATGAATCTCTGGCAGGTGTTCATATCCTGGCACATTGTTGGTGAAAGTGTTGGTGGCCGTCATATCATCTGCCTTGGTCAGCTCGACCCCAGCAAAATCATCAGGACCGAAACTGATAACACCCTCATATTTTTGCTTCACCCCCTCATCAGTAAGTTTCTGCATGAATGCATCAGCCATGGTTTTCCTTGCCATCACCTGGTCAAACCTGCCTGCCTTGGTTTCAATCAGATCAAGTCTGTCAGTGTATGACTTATGGGTCTCATTGAATTTAGAGATATCAGCCTGCATCTCACTTTTGAATGTCTCAAATAGCTTAGTGGCCGCTTCACTTCCAAACTCCTTTGCTTTCTCTGTGATCGCATCGAGCCGTTTGTCAATTCCCTCTCCCAGTTTGTCCATGCTCTCTTTGAGTTTTGCAGCCACCTGCTCATCCACAGTCAGTATGGCACCGGTGGCAAACACCACGCCTGTGCCCTCAACACCTCCAAAGAATGCAGCTAATACAGCTACAAGTACCAGGAGGATCCCACTTAAAATAAAAATACTTTTTTTCATGTTGTGTAATTTTTGGTTTAAAATTTGATTTCAAAGTCCACCATGGTCTTTCCCGGCTCATCAACATCTCCAGTGGGATCCCCCGGCTGCAGTTTTGTGATCAGTGAGTCATAGGCACTTTGAATCTGTTTAATTTGATATTCTAAAAGTAAGAAAGTTTCATCAGTATAGGTCCCATCTCTCAGGGCTTTTGTCAACAGATTAACCCTCTGATTGAACTTTTC